TGATCTGCATCCCGCGCCTCGCATCCCGGTCAGTGGTGAGTTCGCACTTCCTCTGACCAACGCTTGGAGCGGGATGCTCCTCTCGCTACCTATCCCCAATCGACCCACGAATTCTTCGGAAGAGCCGAGAATCTGAGAGCTGCCGTCGACGCCCTGCCGACGGTGACATGCAGCGGAGTTTCAGGGTGACATGCGGAGTGACGACGCCGCGTAACCTTTTGATACCTAAAGGTCGCCAATGACGGGAAAATTCGTCACTGACACCGCTCAGAAACGAAAAACCCTTTACAGATCAAAAGCCCCGGTAGCTCAGTTGGATAGAGCGTCCCCCTCCTAAGGGGAACAGGCCAACACAACCATTTGATCGGGCGTTAGTTATTACCCCAGGGTGACCACTTCGGCACCACGCTGACCCGGTCGTCGGTGTCTGCTTCAGTCCCGATTCGTCACACAAAGTCCGTGATTCAGAATGGGGGCCTCCGCAGCTCTCGGCACGCCGTATCGTAGGTTCCAAGCGGGGCCTGCGCACAGCATTGGACACGGATCGCCGCCCGAGAGGCCACACGCACAGTTCCACCTCATTGCGATTGCGGAACTCGCCGATACTCTCAGCAGAAGCGGGGCGACAGATTCAAGACCTGGTTGACGGCAGGGGCGGTTCCTTGGGGGCATCCGGGCCGGTTAGCCGGGGGCCTTCCGGCGACCACTGTACAAAATATTGTCCCAGACGGCGCTTGCGCTCCAGGGCTTCGGCCACCGCAGAGCGCAAGCACGACAGCATAGCCAGGGTGTCGACTGTGGGGGCGCTGCCGCCAGTGGATTCCAACGGGGACTTGCGAATCATCGTTCACACTCCGGCTCTTGCCCCCCGCTTTGTAGGTTCGAATCGGGGGCCTGCACACAGGGCCGGGTCCGGTTAGCCGCTGGGTAGGTCCTCGGTTCAATTCCCGGCAGAACGCTCTGACCGGTGAAGCTTGAGCGTTTGACACAAGTGCCCCCATGTCTAGCAATGCTAGTGACCAAAGCCGTGGTTAATCAAAGGGTTTGGCGCGCACTGGAATCACCCCGGACTACCGCAGTAAGTGGATAGGTGACGCGCGCCGAAAAAGGTCTCAACCAGCCACTCGCCGTTACTTTCAGCGAGATTCTTGCGAATCCTGACCGCACCAGTATTCGGAAGCGCGGGGCGTAACTTTTTGCCAAACGCGCGTAGGGTTTTTTCTACGCCACTAGGGCGCTGTAGCTTCGTCTTCGATTGTGCTGCGGCCGTGATGTAGGCCTTTTCTGTGTGGCTGAGAATGCGGGCAGCGTCATCGCGACCCGGTAGGGACGTTCGGCCCCTCGTGAACGGGGTTAGCAGGGCCAACGAATCTCCAGTCACCATCACGTCCCAAACTTCTGACGAATGCCCAGTAATTGACCCATGGTGTGGAATTTTGAAGGCGCCTGCCCGCCGCTGCGGTCTTGCAGTCGACGACAATACCGCTTTCCAGCCAATATCCGCTTCAGTCGTTTGTTCCAAATCGCTCCCAAGCAGAATGTGGTTGTCGCCGACTGAGAGCCATAACGCTACACAAAGATCATTTCGGTTGTGGACGCGCGCTCTGTACTTCGTCTCGCCAACGGTCGGCATCTCTGATGCGAGTTCAAACAAGAACTTCTCAACCTGCATATCAGAAGGGGAAAGAGCCCAAAGCTCAGCGCTGCATCCGTGAGAAAGTTCATCGCCAGTTAAGGCGTATAGGCGCCGATCCGCAATCGCCCTTGTTGCGGCCCGACCCTGAAGCAAATCATATATGCGATGTATCTCAGTTACGCCGCTTCCACCAGCGATCCGATTGCGGAAATCGAAGCGCCTGACCATCGTCATAAACTCGATCATTGTCAGGGCGGAGGATAGGCAGAAGGCTGATTTTGGACATGCTGCCAATACTTCAGATAAGCCGCGAACGTGATCGTCGTGCCAATGCGACGCAATGATAATGTCAACGGCGTCGGATACCATCACTCCGATCTCGCTCAGGTACCTCAACGCCGCGGGTTGATGGGAGTGCGAGTCAATGCACGAGTCGACAAGGATCCAATGGCCGGAACCAACGTGTGCCAATACGCTTTCACCATATCCGGGACCAAATAGCGTCAATTCCAGTGTGTCTGGGGGCGGAGGTTGGCCGAACACGACGTCGTAACTATTCCCAATTAATGCCCTTCATCAGGGTTTCCGCATCGCGATCGGCTTGCGCGATTTCTTTGCTCGTCCACTTTGGAAGCCGGCGAAAGACTAGCTGGGAGACGCGCTTCTTGCTCCCGCTTGGCGCGGTTTCATACCCGATCGTCCACCTAAAAACAGCTCCTTCGCGCAATAGGTTAAGATCCGAATCTGATACTTCATCGAGATCGAAATCAGCCTCTTCTGTAGCAATATCTGCTTGATGGGTCAAATCCACGAGTCGTGCGCTAAATCCATTTTTGGAGACGTCAATTACATGCCCTTCCCATTCCTGCAGCGGTATAAGATTAGAACGGGGACGCAACCTCGCGGGGGGAAAGGCCGGAGGTTCGTTATCCAGATCGGGGGCGTGGCCAACGTGTGCGGAGAAGTCCGTGATCTGGCGAGGCAATTCCCTGAACCAACGAGCGTTAACCGCATCCGAGACATCGCGCGCTTGACGTTTTAGGGACTGTTCAATCCACTCAGTCGTCCGTTCGGATTGCGACGTACTCGCGGTGGCAACGGCATCTACGAACTGGAAGGCAGTGCTAGACATTTGTGACATTCCGGGCAAGCGCCATGACTTGATCGACAATCCAAGCTGAGCGATTCATTGAACTCTCGAAGTGGTCGTTCACTATACTGACTGCTTGCTCGCAGCCGGTCACTTCTGACGGACTTCCGATCGAGTAGTGATCATTTATGTCAACACAAACTGCATAAGGCGACTTGAGCTTGTTGGATCGCTCCACCTTGGCTCTGATGTATCCGTCTTTTCGGTCATCCAGTAGCGTCTGTTGCATAGTAATCGACTGCATTCCACCGTGTCTTTCTGGAGTACCCTTTATCTTGTTCGCCCACTCTCCCCATGCGTCCTGGGGAGCAAGGCGTTCCCCGATTCGGTCCAATGATTCCATGTTTTCAACCGGAAAGTGCACGATTCGGTTAATTCCGACCAGATGAACCGGCGTCTGTGCCAAATGTTCACCAAAGAGCCGAACCACTAGGTCTGCCAGCCGGACTTGTGGGGGCGTAGATGTTTCCGCCAGAAATCGGTGCCTCTCGACCTGAATAACTAGCCAATCGGTGGAGAAACGCGATATGTCAGGATGCAAGATGTCGATATCAGCTGACTCCACCTCGTCCCCCGATAACAAGCCTTGCACCCCAAACCAGTCGACGCGAAAGATCCTCGGGTTGAAATCCCCGACGAATACCACGTTCGCTATGTCGATCTCTGGTTGTATGCGCATTGCAATAACGCTTGGCTCCCAGAGTTCCGGGGAACCGGTTCAATCAGTCCAGCGTCAGTTGTCTTCTTGCGAGTCGGTCAATTTCGGTATTTTCCTGAAGGCACACCATCAGTAAGCGCCATGGAAAAGAGCTGCGGACGCGTGAGCAGGCCAGTAGTTTCGTTCACCTGGGGCCGAGATTCAACCTGAGGTGTTGAAACGAGGGCAGAACGGATGGTGGCCCCTTCAGGAACCAGCGAGCGATCCCTTGGATCGGGCAGCCGCACGCATTAGGCCCACAGTGGATCATGTGAGGCATTCATGCTGTATCGTACGTCATTGAAAAAATCGAATCGGTGAGCCAGCGTCGAAAACTCTCGTTGTCGCTGAACTGCCTGAACAGTTCGGTATCGTCCTTGAGTAAGGCCATCATGACACGCCGGAGAGCCTTGTCGTGCTCAATGCGTGCGTTCTGGCGATCCGAGTTCTGCTTGGCGTTCTGGAACGCCTTGTCGGCGGCAACGCGCTCCGGGATTTCTTCGGTGATCAGGCGATGGATTCGGTCTGCATCGGTCCACGGGATATTGCCGAACTGGTCATTGAACACCTTGATGATGTTGCTGAGTCTGTCCAACTCGGGTTCCGCTTTGCCGCCCACGCCAGTGGTCGGCACCGGCTCGATTTCCGGACCCGAGTCTGGGAGCTGGATTCTGACCGCTGCCTTCTTCTCGACCCGGTAACTGTCCATGTCGATCGCCTCGAGAATGCCCTTCGCCAGATCTTCTTCCCGGGGCGCCGGCAACTTCGGAATCAGAAAATTGAGGATGATCGACAGCTTCTCCCAGGCGGCGTTGTTGTACGGAAGAATCGCTGATAGAAATCCATAGGTCCGCACGAAGGCCTTCGCCTTGCCCTTGAAGTCGACCTGACCATCCCCGTCGAGCCCCTCGTTGTAGGTCGCAACACAGGCATCAAGGATGGGATCGAGCTGATCCCGATCAGCGCCGGTCAGATAAAGCTCCACGAACTGATCGATTTGCTCGGGCGCATAAACCTGGGCGTTGTCGAGATCCGCCTTAAGGTCATGCAGCTTGTTCGGATCGGTCTCCCGGCTCAGGATGCTCGCCCGGTAATACGGAGCGAACGCAGCTTCGATCGTGGCGGTGTCGTTCATGAAATCGAGCACGAACACGTCGTGCTTCTTCGGATGTGCACGATTCAGACGCGAGAGCGTTTGTACCGCCTTCACCCCCGAGAGCGCCTTATCCACGTACATCGTGTGCAGCAAGGGCTCGTCATAGCCGGTCTGGAATTTGTCGGCACAGATCAGAAATCGGTAAGGCTCTTCCTGGATCTTGTCAACGATACTGTTCGACGGGAATCCGTTCAGGGATGCCTCGGTGACCTTCGTTCCGCCATAGTCGTGTTCGCCCGAGAACGCCACGATCGCCCGATACGAGCTCTTGCGCTCAATGAGGTAGTCGCGCATGGCGCTGAAATACTGGATCGCCCGCTCGATGCCGCTGGTCACCACCATCGCACGGGCCTGACCGCCGATCTTGTTGAGCGCGAGCACCTGCTCGTGGAAGTGGTCGACCATGATCTCGGCCTTGAGCCGAATCGCGTGCTCATGGCTCTCAACATAGCGGCGCAGCTTCTTTTTTGCGCGCTTGGTGTCAAATTCGGGATCACTCTCTACCGTCTTCACCAGCTTGTAGTAACTGTCGACGGGCGTGTAGGTCTTCAGCACGTCGAGGATGAAACCCTCCTCGATGGCCTGCTTCATCGTGTAGCTGTGGAACGGCCGGTGCTTGGTCTCGCCACCTTCGGCGTAAGCCTCGCCGAAGATTTCCAGCGTCTTGTTCTTCGGCGTCGCCGTGAACGCGAAGTAGCTGGCATTCGGCAGCAGCTTCTTGGCCTCCATCAGCCGGTTGATCGTGTCCTCCAGCGTTTCGTCGTCTTCCTCGGCCCCGGCGGTCGACAGCGCCATCGCAAGCGCCGCGGCGGTTTTGCCGCCCTGGCTGGAATGCGCCTCGTCGATGATGATCGCGAAGCGTCGCCCTCGGTGATCACTGCCGATCTCGTCGAGGATGAACGGGAACTTCTGCACCGTCGTGATGATGATCTTTTTCCCGCTCTCGATGAACGTCCGGAGATCGCCCGAGTGTTCGGCGTGTCCGACCGTCGCGCCCACCTGCGCGAACTGCCTGATGGTGTCGCGTATCTGTTGGTCGAGGATGCGCCGGTCCGTGACGACGATGATCGAGTCAAAAACCGCTTGTTCGTTCCGGGTCAGACCGATGAGTTGATGCGCGAGCCAGGCGATCGAGTTCGACTTGCCGCTGCCGGCCGAATGCTGGATCAGATACCGCCGGCCGGCGCCGTGAGAGCATGCATCGGCGAGCAGGCGGCGCACCACATCCAGCTGGTGAAAGCGCGGCCAGATCTGCATCGCCTTCTTCTTGCCGGTCTTCTCATCCTTGAACTCGACGATCTGTGCGTAGTTCTCGAGGATATCGGTCAGTCCCGCGCGCGTCAGTAAGCGTTGCCAGAGGTAGGCGGTCTTGAGGCCATCAGGATTCGGCGGGTTGCCCGCACCATCGCTCCAGCCTTGGTTGAACGGCAGGAACCAGGAACTCTTGCCCTTCAGGTGCGTGCAGAAGCGCACCTCGTGGTCATCCACGGCAAAGTGCACGACGCAACGCCCGAACTCGAACAGCTTCTCGCGCGGATCGCGGTCGCGTTGGTACTGCTCAACGGCATCGGCGACCGTCTGCTTGGTCAGGCTGTTCTTCAGCTCGAAGGTCGCGACCGGCAGACCGTTGATGAACAGGCCCAGATCGAGCGCCCGCTGCGTCTCGTCGCGGCTGTAGCGGAGCTGCCGCGTGACGCTGAAACGGTTGGCGGCGTGGCGTTCGTTGGCCTTTGCGTTGTCCGGCGAAGGCGTGCCGTAGAAGAGATCAATGTGATGAGGCCCATGCTTGAGCCCGTGGCGCAGCACGTCGATCGTGCCACGCTTGCTGATCTCGCCCTGCAGCCGCGCCAGGAACTTGCGCCGCGTCGGGCCGTCCTGATCGAGTTCGAGTAGCGCGCCAACTTCCGGCTGTGTCTCGCGCAGGAAGGCCGACAACTGCACCAGATCCACGCAGTATTCGCGGTCGTAATCCTCCGGTCGGGCACAAATCCAGCCGCCGCAATACGGGGCCGGCCTGAGCTGGACCGCGTTCTGCGGCACGCCGGGATCGCAGGGCGCGCCGGTCAGCGCCGCGCAGATCAGTCGCTCCAGACCGCGTTCAGTAGTGTCGGTGGTCATGCTTCCGACGCCTCCGGCGCGTCGTCGGCATCATTAGTTTCCGCTTGGTCGTCGTCGCCGTCGGCTTCGCTCGCGTCGAGCGGTTCGGGCTCCTCAATTTCAGCGGGCAATCGCACCGACGCTTCGCGTACGTCGAGCTTGCCAGTGACGACATCGGCAATCAAACGGGTGCGGTATTCGCTAAGATGCGCGATTTCTCTGTTGAGCGCAGCGACCAAACAGCGAAGCCTGGCGGTGCTCACGTCAATCTCTGCAAGGATCGAGTCCTGCTCGTCCAGCGGCGGTAGGCCCAAACGAAGACGCCCGAGGATTTGCATGTTCAGCCCCTCCATGGTGGTTCCCTTCGCTCCTTCAACGAGCTGCGCCCGAGACGGCGGGCTCTGCATGGCAAGCTGCAGGTAGCGCGGGCGCACCCACTCAAAATTGGGCCGATAGCGCACGAGGCGTGGATTGATGATTCCGGGCTCTACGTTCTGTGGCACTACGGCCACCCGTCCTACGGTACCCATGACGCTCACCAGAACGTCCCCCGGAACGATACGGTACTGCTTCATCTCTTCGAACTTCTCGGGAGATATGTAGTAGTCACCTTTTGCGAAATCGTCGGGAATGACCTGCTGCTGGCCATATACCCGGTAGCCCGCCGATGTGTACATCCCCTTGGTGAGCGACGAGCCATACGGCCCGGCAACCGACTCGGTCACCAGACTCTTTAGGCGCCGAACCACCCAATGCTCCGGCACTTCCCCCAGCCATTCCACGCCAGAAGATTTCGTGGGAGCGTTCGGATCGAGGCCACGGGTGACGGCGCGGTGGATGATGGCCTGCTTCTGCTCCTCCAGCAGCTTGATCAGCTTCTGCTTGGCGCGGATGTACCGCCGAATCTTCCGGTCTGCATGGTCCAGAAAGCGGACGATGGCGGTTTGTTCGGGAAGGGGAGGGATCGGCACCGGTTGAGAGCCAAATGCCTCGAAGCGGAAGTCCGTTGACCGCTCGCGGATGCCCTTCGCCAGAGCCTGGATCCACTGGCTCCGTGCCATCTCGCCCACAGCATAGGCGTAGTAGTGCGAGTCCGCCATTGGTCCGGGTTCACACACGGAGTAGACCGGAGTGCCCTTTCCGTCAACGTCTGCTACACCGATAGCTCCAGCGAAGGCGTCCATAGCGTGAATCACGAGATCGCCGCGCCGGATTCCCTGATAACCAATCTCTTTGAGCGACTCGGTGAATCCTCGAACACGTCGGTTTTTGCGAAGCGTCACCACCCCATCGCGGAAGCAGGTTACGACCTCATCGATGTCCCTTACGGGTCTGTTCATCTTCCGGAACAGCCACTTGGCGCGCTCCATGTTCCAGTGCTCCGGAACCGCCCCCAGCCACGGTACGCCGGAATCCTTCATCGCCGGATAGGGCTTCAAGCCGTCGATCATGCTCTGACCTCCGCTGCCCAGTACGGCAAGTCGCGCCAGCCATCCGGGAAACCCATCGACTCGACGGGAATACCACTGTGTTGTTCGAGCAGTTCCAGAAGCCGCTGCTTCCAGTGGTGGCCGGGGCTGACGATGTTCATCAGATACGCAATCAGCACCAGCGCGTTATACAACTGACGCGGTGCCGCCGTGTTAAAGGTCGTCGTCAAGCCGGTCGGCTTCTTTCGTGGCAGTTTCGGCGTGATCGTGAACCGCCGGTTCCACAGACGGCTGTGGTGGGCGCAGACGTTACGAATCAGCGTGAGATGATGCAGCAGCGAGACGAATACCGTCTCGTCCATGCCATAGCCGTCGGCAATCCGTTGCCGCAAGGCCTGACATTTGAGATTTTCATACCACTTGGAGAGCTGGCCCAGCGACATGACCTCGACCACGGCCCACACGGGCGGCAATGCCTCGTCGTAGACATCGTTCAGATGCTGGATAAAGGTTTCACGGCTGCGGCCCACTTCGTTGGCCAGGCCACCGAGACTCGCCGTGTAGGCACGCTGATCGGAAAACAGCGCCCGGCTCAGATGAGCATGGCTGCCATGGCCGAGGGCCAGATGGTGGGCCCATTGGGTGCGCACGGAGACTTCAATCCGTTCGATCGCGTCCATGACCAGGAGTCGCAGTTCCCGGTCGAATACATAGCGATCGAGGACGTGTTCAAACGTGGTTCCCGCTTGAAAACGATGGTCGCCGTCACCGTCGGTCCCGCATTCGAACGGCAACCAGTAACCGCGCAGGCGGTAGTAATTCAGATGAAGCAGGTAATGGGCGGCACGTTCCCGGTCGGGCACCTGCATGCCACGTCGCTGCAACAGGTCGATCTGCTGATCGATGCTGGCGGGAGGCTTAGCGAAGCGCACTACCGCAACCCCAGAAACAAGTAACCCCCCATGGTGCGCCGATCTTACGAGAGGCGTGGGGGGTGTTGTTGCGCATCAGTATAGTCTCACCAGCGGCGATCGCAAAGTAACGCTGACGATTTTTCATTGTTCAGGTCTGCCCGATGATTTCGCCGAGTAGGCCTTCTGTCTCGCGCTCCAAGGCCAGAATGTCGGCGCGGATTTGGTCCAATGATCGCAGCGGCTTCGGCTTGTAGAAGTACCGTGTGAAGCTGATCTCGTAGCCGACCTTGATCGAGTCTTCCTCAAACCACGCGTCGGGCGCATGCGGCAGCACTTCACGTCGGATGAAGGCTTCGACGCCACCGTCTTCGAGCAACGGCACCTGCTCGGTGTCGCGCATCTCCGTGTCGGGCTCGTACTCGACGATGACCGGTGTGCCATCGATCGTCGCTTGGTACCGGCCTCGGATCGGATCTGCCGCAAACCTTCCGGGCTTGTACGTCTTCTTGATGACCGGGGCGGCGTTCTCGTCGCGCTCGGCGAGGTTGAATTGCAGGAGCTTCAGTCGCTTGGCCGTGAGTTTGAGCCCCGCGTTCTCGGCGCTCTCCCCGATCGTGACCAGCAGCTCGTTGAAATCGAGGTAGGGTCCTTCGCCGAACTCCTCAGCAATCTGATCCACCAAATAGGCGACCGACTCCTCGTTAGCATCCGCACATGCGACTCTGAACCGATGACGTGTCGCTTCGTCCAGACTCACGCGCAGGCGCAAGGGACGCTCCACCGTGACCTTTGAATAGCCGAACGCCTGGTTCGGAAAGATCTTCGACTGCTCGGTTTCTTCGAACGCGATGAAGGCATCGCAGATCCGCGTGATATCGACATCGGAGAGTTCGCAGTTCTTCTTGCCGAGATTCTTCCGCAGCGGCTGGTACCACTGCGTCGCGTCGATGAGTTGGACCTAGCCCTTTCGGTGTCCGGGCTTGCGGTTCGTCAACACCCAGACGTAAGTCGCGATGCCGGTGTTGTAGAACAGATTCAGGGGCAGCGCGACGATCGCTTCGAGCCAGTCGTTCTCGATGATCCAGCGACGGATGTTGCTCTCGCCCTGGCCGGCATCGCCCGTGAACAGTGAGGAGCCGTTGTGCACCTCGGCAATCCGGCTCCCTAATGGCGAGCCATGTTTCATCTTGGCGACCATGTTGGCAAGGAAAAGCATCTGCCCATCGCTCGATCGCGTCAGCAGCGAGTAGTCCGCCTCGCCGGCATGCTCGATCACGAAGCGGGGGTCCTTGATCCCGTCCTTGCCACCCATGCGTTCCAGATCGCTCTTCCAGCTCTTGCCGTATGGAGGATTCGACAGCATGAAGTCGAACTCACGGGATGGGAACGCGTCGTTCGCGAGGGTCGAGTGCTCCGGGCCGCCGACGATGTTGTCGGCCGCTTCGCCTTCCCCCTTCAACAGCAGATCCGCTTTGCAGATCGCGTAGGTTTCGGCGTTGATTTCCTGTCCGTAGAGGTAGGTCGAGACTTCCTTGCCGTGGGCCGCGGCCAGAGACCGCAGCGTGTCTTCTGCGACCGTCAGCATGCCACCGGTCCCGCATGCCCCGTCGTACAACAGATAGGTGCCCGACTGGATCTCATCGGCGATCGGCAGCAAGATCAGCTTCGCCATCAGCTTCACCGCGTCGCGCGGTGTCCAGTGTTCGCCGGCCTCCTCGTTGTTCTCTTCGTTGAAGCGGCGGACCAACTCCTCAAAGATCGTGCCCATGGCGTGGTTGTCGAGCCCGACGTGCTTCACCGAGCCGTCGGGATTCAAGACCGGATACGGACTCAGATTGATCGACGGGTCGAGGAATTTCTCGATCAGCGTGCCGAGGGCGTCGGCCTTCGACAACCGCGGGATCTGATTGCGGAATTCGAAGTTGTCGAGAATGTCCTGGACGTTCGGCGAAAAGCCGTCGAGGTAGGCCTCGAAGTCCGCGCGGAGTTGCTGCTGGCTAGCGCGGGCGCGCAGGTCGCGCAGGGTGAATTTCGAGGTGTTGTAGCACGCTTGCTCGGCGGCTTGCCGAAGCGCCATGTCCTGGCTGGTGATGTGGGCCTCATCAAGCGCGGCCTTCATCGCCAGCACCGCCTGCTTGGTCGGCTCCAGCACCGCGTCGAGTCGACGGAGTACGGTCATCGGGAGAATCACATCCCGATATTTGCCCCGGACGTAGAGGTCACGCAGAACGTCGTCTGCAATGCCCCAGATGAAACTCGTGATCCAAGTCAAATCTCCGTTGGCCATGGTGCACGGCGTGTCCCTATGTTGTAACCGCGCAATCCTATCACTGCTGCTCCAGGCAGAAAATCCGAGTGTTGCGCCCTGCTTCCAACGTTGCAAGCCAGTGCGCGGCAATCGATGCGCTAACTCGTCACACCAACCCCGCCCCACAGAACCGCGGATGCAGGGATGCCGATTTGCCGAGCACCTCCGCCAGGTCGATTGCGTTCCCGTCCGCATCACCGAACCAGGTGACCCACTGGTGCTGGGCGAGGAGTCCCCAGCCGTCTTGCTTCTTGCCCGAGATTGTCGTCGCGCTGAGCGTCGGGCAGTTGGTCACGAACAGCGTCTTCGGATTCGCCTCGTCGGCCGCGATGTCGGTGAGGCAGAGCGTGTACGGCACGAAGTCGATGACCGGATTGGTCTGGGTCTTGAGCCACCAGTCGGGATCCGCGTCGGCATCGAGATTCCACTTGTGCGGCTCCGCGATCCGGAACGTGGCGCGCCGGATGGGTCGGAGGCAATAGGCGCCGGTCCGGGTCGTGGTGCCATTCATGGTGTTGAACACGTTGTCGACGGCGATGGTCGAGTTGATGTAGTTGTAGAGCCCGCCCGTGTCCCATTGCGGCGCCCAGGTCGTCGACCCGAACCACAGCGACGGGATGGAGGACCGCTGGATGATGACCCCGTTGACCTCCAACTCGAACGTGACCGTTGCGCCATCGGGCAGATCCGGCGACGACGGGTCGGTGTCCGTGGTTTCGTAGATCATGCGAAGCCCGGCGTAGAAGTCATACCGGGGATCGACCGCAAGGAACTGGAACCGCTCGGTTTTCGTGCCGCTGTATTCCGTGCTGCCGATATCCCCCAGCGGGCGCCGGTCGCGCCGTCGCTCAGTGACGGTATGGCGGCCGATGGTGATGGCAATCTCGTGGTCAAGCGCGATATCGAACACGCTGTTGGCCCACGTCATGAACGTTTGATGGCAGTGATAGTCGCAACGATCCGTAGCGGTCACACGTTTCTCGACGTCGCCTACGTAGTCGATCATCAGCGTGGTGGTGCCGACGGTGCCGGAGCCTTCGTAGTGCGCTTCTCCGACGATCTCAGGCGGTGGTGTCTGTCCGCCCGGCGGGATCGTTCCCCAGCCGGTGCTCTTTTTCTGCCAGCGCGACCCGGAGAACGTATAGGTCCCGATAACCGGGGCCTCGACCGTGTGCGTGCAGGAAAGATCGTCAGCGATGTCGATGTGGACGACCAAGGGGATTTCTCCCCAGTCGTGCCACCGGGCATCCCCGTTCCGATCGTAGCCCAGCTCGCACTGCGCATGAACGACGGCTGATGTGCGCGTCGCCGACCCATTGAACCGAAACCGCACGCCGCGGCTGCCGAACGTGGTGAACCGATCCACGCCACCATAGGCCGAGTTACCGATGCTGGGTTGGGTGAGGGATAACTGCCCGATCTCATGAATGAGGCGTGCCTTCGCCGCCCACTTCGCGTTGGTATCAACCGGACCGTCGGTCACGTCGACCGCATACAGGGCGGCGCCGAACGTCATGGTTGATCCATAGCGGTTGTCGTCGCCGGCGGCGATTACGGACTGATCGATCACCATCAGCACGTACTTGCGCTCGGTCGGATTCGGATTGTCCGCCGTCGGCGCGGATTTGACGTGACGAAGTGCGGCACCGGCTACCGACCGGTTGCCAAGAAGTCCGGCCGGCCTCGCCAGCAATTTGCCGTTCAGGAACACCGACCCGGCCGACGCCGAAGACCGCCCGTCATACGTGATCGGAAGGATATTCGCCCAGGAGTAGTCGCCGAAGCGGTTGGGACATTGGGTGCGAAACCAGGTGAAGAAAAGCCCACTCGAATTGGATGCGGGATGCCCCCAGGTCAGATAGCCTCTGAACGTGCCGTCGCGCCGATAGACCCAATCGAACTGCCCGAACGACCGGCCACCGTTGGTCGCGGCTCCGGTGCCGCGGGGCGGCGCTCCCAGCGTCCAGGCGCCGTCTTTGTAGCGCAGGGTCTTGTAGTCGGCGTAATACGTCGAGCCAACCTTGGTGCGATGGTACCCGGCCGGCGCATCATCGCCGGCCAGGGCTCCGATGATGCCGTGGTCGCCGCAGCCCTGCGGGTGGGATTCGAAGCCGATGACGCGGGGTTTGGTGAGGTCCTGGTTACGGAACTCCACAACGACCCGATCGCCTACGTCGAAGGCCTGGCCGTCGCAGTCCATGTAGTCGATGGGAACGTTGGAGAGAATCCCGGAGTGGTTCACATCGATCGACTGCTGGCTGGAAGTGGCCGCATCAAGCACGACGGTGCAGCGGTCGCCGGCGAGTTCCGTGATCGTGCCCACCCGGTACATCGGTCTCCATTTCTGCCAGGCGGGCAACAGGGCTTGGTTGAAAAACGAGGAGAACGGTCCCGGCGCTGCAGGGATGGACTGAAGGAGACCGTCGGCGAGGCGGGGATGGGAGTCCGCGGCGCGGGCGGCAGTGAGCGATTGGGACGCTGCGTCGAAGGCGGCTTGCGCAGCGGACAACGCTTCATCCATGGTCGCTTTGCGAGCCTCGAGGACCGGAATGAGGGCGTCGGAGGCCTCGATCTGGCCCTGCAGAAAGACGATCTCGGCTTGATCGGGTTCGGGCTGTGACAGCAGGCGGGCGAGACGACCCTGCAGCTCCCGGCGTTTGCTCACTTCGACGTCGAGCGACGACTGCGCGGCATGCAGACGATCCCGTGCCCGGATGGATTCGGTGAGCGCCACCGACTTGGCATCAATGAGCGATTGATGCGGATCGTGCGGCTGATAGGCAGCGCGTCCCTCGTAAACGGGCCGGATGATGACCGGCTGCGTATCGGAGGTTCGCTCGCCCGGGATCTCGATTGTGCCGACCTCGCCTTCCAGGTCCTCGGTCAGATCGGCGCACCAGGCGGCCAGTTCAGGGTCGGCTTTCCTTTTCGATTCCAGCCACGCTTTGCGCTTCTCCAGCGAGGCTTTCTCGAGCCGCAGGCCGTTGTAGACCAGCCGCGCTGTGTTGAGCTCTTCCCGAAGTTTATGCGGCGCTTCGAACACCACACTCAGGTCGGTGCCGACCCCAGCGACAAAGACCGTCGCCGTGTGACCGAAGGTGTCCAGTACCGAGTCGTTTAAGGTGTCGACCGCTTCAGCCCAGCTCATGGATCAGTCACCGGTATCCAACAGCCAGCCTTCTTCTTACAATCAGGTCCGCTTGCCGCTGAACAAGGCCTTCGGCCGCGTACAGATGAACAGCGGATAGCTGTACACCTCCGGACGTGCCCACATCTGGCGCTGGTCATCGAGGACGATCATCGAGTACAGGGCCTTCCCCGGTGTGTTCACGAACGGCATCGACTCGGACGGCGAGAAGGCGACTTCGAAAAGGCCCGGAACGCTGACCGGTACGAACTTCACCTTGTCGGTCGGGATCGCCACCGTGGAGTTGTCATCCGATCCCCGGTAGTTCATCCAGGTGATGGCGCCGTAGTTGAACGAACCCCAGGCATTGCCGCCGCGAAGACTCGCAGCTTCCTGGGTGTTGAGATAGGTCTGCCGAATTTCGGTATGGGCGGTCAAATCGTCCCAGAAGGCATCGCCGCAAAGCGCGAGCAGGTAACTCGATCCCGGTAGCCAGAGTCCGCCGATCGCCCGTCGCACGGCGCGGGTCAGTTCGTTGCACTTCTTCCGCACCGCACCCGAGGTGGGAGTGGCGTTATCCAGATCGAAGTCGATCTCGGAAGGTGCCGATTGATTGAGGACATCGAACCAGTTGACCAGGGTGTCGCCGTTGGCATCGGTGACGATGCCCTGGATCGCACCCAGCCGCATGTGCTCCCAGGTGTACTCGACCTGGGCAATGAGACCGGTGGGTCCGTTCAATCGATCCGCGATGAGCTGCATCATCGACTGCAGTTCCGAGACCGAGCCGAACGCCCGGACGTTCTGGATCTCATCCGATCGCAGGGTGTGGCCCTTCGCGATCCGGACGGTCTCCCGGTAGTACACGTCCCGCTTCTGGTTCGAGCCTTCTTCGATCGGCGCTCCCCGGAGACTGGTCTGGATCAGATTGAGGGTGCCTTCCTTCATCTCGATCATGGCGGCCGTGGTCGGGATCGGTTTCGGGCTGAACAGATTCAGCGATCCCAGGAACCCCGGCGGGTAGGGGTTGTTGTTGACCGCGGTGGTCATCTCCACCATCTCGAAGGGCTTGGCGTTGAAGATGTCGAGGGTCGCCATGGAGGTTACTCGTGGGGTGGAATGAGAGAAGTCAGCCGTTACCGGACCAGAAGGCCGAGGGTGGCTAGTTCCGAGATCGCGGCCGTCTTTTCGCCAGCTTCGATGTCGGCGGGCCAGACCAGCAGATCGCCGTGGACGATCGCATCGCGGACGATGGCGACGGCGGGCGTTGCGCCGCCGCTGGCATCCACCGGGGCATAGAGAATGCCTACGGCATGCTGACTGCCATCGGTCGCATCCTGGTCGAACGGGGTGTAGCTACCGCTAGCGGTGATCTTGCCGAGAACCGTTCCCGGCCCCAGGTTCTGGCCGGAAGCCAGAGTGACAACCTCGCGCGAGTAGGTCGGCTGCTCGCTCTCGGAGATCAGGAACTCGGCGGTGTAGGTGCCTTCGGTGAAATGGGTCGTGGTCATCGGAACGTCCGGAAATGTTGAGAAGCGATCGGCTTAGGTGTGACCTGGCATGACCTTGTCCCAGGACACCGAGGCGTCCGGGCTCTTCGCGGAAGCCGGCGGTGGTGCTTCGTCATACGGCAGCGGCTTTGGCGTATCCGCACGGAGCGAAGCGATGCGCTGGTCGGCCAAGGCCTTCTCGGCGCGCACGATCTGGAGAGCCGCCTCGGAACCGGTCGTCTGACCGTCGAACTTGAGAGCGACGATCAGGGCTTCGTGGCCTGGCAGGGCTTGATTCTCCACGTCCTGAATCCGCTGACGCTCGCGGGCGGCGCCTTCAACCAGTCCGGCTGCATGGCCCAGCATGCGGCCTTCTTCTCGAAGCGCGGCCAGGAGATCAGGATGATCCGCCGCGAGCAGCTCCCGCGTCATCGCAGTCGTTTTGGTCGTCATGGGAAATCCTCGTGAGACAGGTTGGGCGTTGATCTCGTCAATGACGGATTCCAGGCTGCCGAGCCGGTCGGCGAGTCCGGCGTTGACCGCTTCCTGGCCGACCAGGACGCCGCCGCGGCCGAAGTCGTTGGCGACGGTCTCAACGGATACGCCCCGGTACTCGGCCACAGCGGCAATGAAGACATCGGCCAGCTTGTCAACCTCGGCCTGGTATTGCGCGCGACCGGCATCCGAATCCGGCGCGACGTGCTTGTTCGGGGACTGACCGGAAATGAACTTGATCTCGTCCTTGTTGCCGCCAACCGCGCGAAGGACCACGCCGATGGCACCGAGGCGAGCGGTATCACGGGCGACAATCTCGGACGCGGCGCTGGCGATCCAGTAGGCGGCGGACGCCCCGAGATCCGAGACGTAGGCGATGATAGGTTTTATTGATGCCGCCGCCCGGACCTGCTCGGCGAATTCCGAGACTCCGGCGACCTGTCCGCCGGGTGAGTCGATCTCCAGAATGACGGACTTCACCGACGGGTCGTCGACGGCCGTTCGGAAATCTCGCGCCAGTGTCTCGACCGAAGTGGCGCCGGACACGTCGGTAAAGAGGTTGGCGTAGCGGAAGATGGGGCCGAACACCGGAACGATCGCCGCGTCACCGCGGCGAGTGACGGTCCGGGTGTTGTCGAGCGGACGGCCGAGCTTGGCGGCCAGTGATTCCGGCGCGTCGTTCAGCCCTTGCGCGATGGCAACGATGCGCTCCAGCGCATCCTGCTGGATCGCCCAGCGGTCGGCGGTGATGGCGCGCAGGATGCGCGGGTGGGAAGGAAGGGAATAGACCATGCCAGCAGAGTGGCATGGACGTGTGTTGGGAAATCAGACGAAGCGGCGACTGGTAGCCCGGAATTCTTCAGCTTTGTCGGGTGACTTAAAACCGGCGCGTATGTCGTCAACCGGCCAGGACCAGTCAGTTGGTCCGCATCAGCGTATGGCGGGTTGCCCTTCTTATTGCCGTCATTCAGGTTAACGCGGGAATTCAGCCGTTGCTTGAAGCACAGCGGAAAGCGATTCTCTGAAATTTCAAGTTAGGCGGGTATAGTTATTTAATAACTGCCCGCTCACTGACGGGCCAACTCGCTTCATTCGGCTTTCTTCTTCCTTATTTTCGCTTAAATAACGTGTGTAGCCGAATACCGTTGGATATTGCTATTAGGATAACCACTACCCAAACCCATAAAATAACCGCTGGCATAAAAATCTCTCGGGGTGTGTCCTTTGGCGTACCGGACAGAACTCCGGCCTGGGAGTAGGTATATAATCCAAGAACAACAAAATAAATTACTGATTTCAAAAGATGTATCATGCCGCACGTCCACTTGCGGTCATACTGGAAGTTTACATGTAGCTGCCAAACCATCACAGAAAAGTGCCACAAACCTAGTATTAATAGAAAAGCCCACAGGTTGCGAGGGGTCGGCCAGACGCTCGCAAGATCCAGCAGCAGGTAAAGCAAAAAGAAGATCCAAATATCTTCAAAGAATCGGCTAATTGTGCCGTTACGATAGGGATATTTTTCTATTTGTACTTGGTAAAACACAAAGTCAGTGATTACAAAAAAATATCCTGCCAGAAAATACGCAACGAATGCCAAGGTTAAGGGAGTCGGAGTCTTTATGAATTCCTCAAAGCCGAAATTTGCACTGAAGGTACGAAAGCCATTACCTACTATGACCACAAAAAGTATTCGAACAAATGAGACGAACGGATCAGAGTATTTCCTGTCATCTTCAGTGGCTTTTCTCTCGTTCACGTCTTTTTCTTCCTCATCGTTTTTTCGGTGCTTGTTTTCCATGTCTTTGCTCCGCGAAGTGTCCAGGAATGACCAGTCTCCCTTTCGTTCTAGGTCGATGCGTGTCCCATGCCAAAGATAGTACCTATTACTCCGCCCTTATCTATTCGCACGCAAAAGTTGGCTGCAAGCCGCGGCTGGCCTGCGGTTGGCGCTCCGGTTGAACGACATATTAGGCCTCATTTTCATGACAGCCACTGCCCAACAAGTCGAGAAACTTCTTCAATCATCGACGCTACATCTTCCTTGGTGAACGCCGCGTGGTCACCGTGTGCGGCACTGTTTCGAATGGCAGCCAGCGATGTGACGCGCTTCTGGACAAGCGAGTTGTATTGACCGGCCTTTGCGAGGTCGGCGTTCATCTTGTCCAGTTTTCCAATCTGTAGCCCTCGACTCAGGACGAGCTGTCGCAAAGTTGTCTCGAGGACAATGCCAGCTACTACCGCCGCCGCCGGGTAGTAGCCCGCGGAGAGGAGTTCTCTCGCTTGTTCAAGCTCGGTGTCAAAAACCTCTGCCTGCACCAAATTCCGGACTGACGCAAGATATCCGCCCTCGCAGTCTTCCCTCGCGGCGCCGAACACAGCTTGCGTGCGCAAGAAGACCTTTAGATTACCCGACCACGACTGGTAGTTCTCGGCATCCACGAAGGCCTTGTAGTGCTCTGACTCTTGTCCGCAAACGGAGACCAGAAGACTTTTCGCCTTGACGCACCAAGCGAGAAACTGTGCGCAATCGACGTTCTCATCTGTCCCGCCATTGAAGTCACGGCTCACAGTCCTTGTCTTGGCCAGTTCGGAGGCTTGAGCGTCGAGTTCCGCAAATCGTTTGCGGATGAGCTGGGTCATGGCGGATCCTATGAGGCCTAACGCTGGCGCTCAGGGGGCGGCAACAGCAAGTGCAGCGCTGCCGTGGTGGCTCCCCTGCAGCGCCTTGTTGGACGCCAGCCGCGCCTCAAAGGACCCCTTTGTCCTCAAGGGCTCTCTCAAGAAACTCGTGTCCAAGGGTGAGTTGCATTGGCCGCGTTTTCGATGATAGGCTCGGAAACAACTTTCTCGCCTGTTGTACTGGCTCCGTGTCGGAACCGATCTTATCTGGATACAACGCGAGATACCAGATTTGAAAGGCCTGAATCGGCAGTGACAGCGGGTGGCCAATGCCTCCGCACTCTAACGAAGCAAGGAATATTAGGTGATCATTCTCCTCCTCATCGAAGGTAAGACTCGAACCCGCATCTCTGTTCGCGTGCTTGAGGTATTTCTGAGCCGCATTAATAATTTGGAGCGCATCATTTCGGCCTGAGTCCTCAATAATCTTCGTTCGCCACGACGCGCCAAGCTTCTGGTTCTCCGCAAGGTCGGCCAAGATGCCGTAGGCGGCTGCCGCGAGGGTCCGCACAGCCAAGGGGTCGCCGTCAGTGAACAGTAGTCCGATACACACATCGAGTTGTCTAACTGCCGCATCAGGTTTCGAGCACGTGACGTTCATGTCGCCCAACGCCGAAAATCAGCCGCCGACTTGCCGTTGGGAAGCGACGGCAACATGGTCGGTTGGAGTGCCTGGTTGCGTGTCGTTGCGTCTACTTACTGGTTTGTATTTCATAGGTCCTAATTTCAATTTCTTTCTCTACCAGCGCGCCGTCTCGGTCAATCTTGAAGAGGGGTTTATGTCCTTGATACTTATCGAGCAGCTGATAGAAATGCTCTACAGCCTGAATCGAATCTCCGCCTATAGATAGGATGATGTCTCCTGGTAGAACATCCGCACCGAACGCCGGAGTGTTTTCCGTGACGACTTGGACAGAAATGCCAGCGTTAGTCTGTATGCGCCTCCGCGCTGCATCACTCACGGCTGCCGGAAATATGCCCAGGCGACTTTTCGTCTTTATGAAGAAGCGCGCTCCAAAATCAGACCGCGCTACCGAATACGGCATCATCACGGTTTGAGAACCATAGGTAGTTGCAGTGCCGCTGCCATAGGCATTTACGGTGCCCCCCGATCCGTAAGCAGTAGCTGTGCCGGACGAGTAGGAAGTAGTAGTTTGCGGAATACTTAGCGGAACTGCGCCTGCGACTGTATGTGTGTATTGGGATGCGACTAGAACAACATGCGCACCTATTTTTGTCGCTTGCTCTCTGAGTTGCACTTCACTAACCGAGTTGGAGCCTGCGCTAAATGAAGACTGCCCAAAATGAGAGAGGCCTGACTCGCCTGCGTTCAGGGTTCCGGCAATCCTGGGTCGGACGGTGCAGGTTCGGTCGTGCGCGTCTTCTTCGCCGGACCTTCTTCGATCCCCGCCTCGCGCCGCATTGTGACCTCCTTCACCCGCTGCGCGTGTTTGGTCTCCCAGTCCACGCCATCGTGCAGGATCGATTCGGCGGCCAGCGTGCTGATTCCGAGCGCCACGCGCCGCTCAGCGGCGCGGACTTCCTTCTCCGGATCGATGCTGCCGGGACCGTCGCCGATCCAGTTGGCTGAACAGTACGCCGCGCGGAGATCCGGATTCGTGAAGAACCCCGGCGCGTTGATACGCCCATTGGCCACTTCCCACGCCAGCCATTCCTCATAGATCGGCTGGCAGAACTGCGCCGCCAGCATTTCTCTTCGAACCCGGAACACCCGCCAGGCATCCAGCAGCGCGGCGCGGCTGGCCGAATAGCTGGACGTGAAGTGCTTGATCAGCACCTCGAACGGCAAACCGAGGCGAGCTCCGATCTGACGAACGATGGCCTGAACGAACGGATCGAACGCGCTGTTGGGACGCCCCGGGTTGCTCGAATCGATCGATTCGCCGGGCAACAAATTGACCGCTTTGCCGGGTCCTGAGAGCGATCCAGTCGGGAAGTTGCCGTCCCAGGACTTGGCGGCGTTCAGGTAGTCATCCGACGATTCGCCGAACAGGTCCTGGAACGCATTGGGGTCCATTTTGATGAACATGGCAAACGCGCCGGAGATCACCGCCGATTGCAGTTCCGCTTCGGTGTACCGCTGCAACTGCTTCAGGTGTTCCATCACCGGAGCCAAGACCGGCACCCCACGGGTCTGGCCGGGGCGCAGCCGATCGAAGAGATGAATCACGTTGCGCCGGCCCGTGTGTCCGTAAGCAGGGATCACGTCCCATTCGGTCGGCCCGATGGTCTGTGTTCGTGACCCGGATGGCTGCGGCAGATGTGGTAGGCGACGGGCGCGCCGTAGCGATCCATCTGCACGCCGGCGACGAGTTGGGCGGAATCGCCCTCGTTGTCCCGGTTGCAGATCCGATCCGCTTCGATCAACTGGATGGCGATCAGCTCACGCCCATCGATCGTGGTGCCGGTGACCAAGCCAAAGGCATCGCCCGACAACAGCATCGAGCGGAACGCCAGGTCCTGCAGCAGGTAGAAGTTCAGCGTCCGGGTGATGTCGCAGTCGGTCGATTCCGCCCAGAGGCGCCAACGGCGCATCAGGACTTTCTTCCACTGCTCGGCCTTGTCTTCGGTCCAGCCCAAGCCTTCGATATCGATCGCAGGCTGGAGCGAGAGACCGGTCCCGACGACATGCGTCGCCATCGAGTTGATCGCGGCGCCGGCAAGCGGGGCGTTCCGGTAAAGATCCTGGCTGCGCGAGCGCAGCATCGGCAGATCCACTGACAGATCCGCATCGGCATCGGTCGCTGCCGGTCGCCAGCCGGCCAGAGCCGGACGCGTCAGCGACGCGCCTGACCAACCGTTATAGAACGCCAGCGCATTCCGGGCCCGTTGTCGTTGCAGCGCCCAGGACGGCGAGATAGCGGCGATGGTTCGATCGATCAGATTCATCTCAGAACCTCGGTGCGACGTTGACGGCTCGTCCCCGTCGGCGCGCTTCGATCCGAGCTACGGTCACCCGCTGATTCCAGATGTCGATGCCGCGCTGGATCTCGGCGAGATTAGCCAGGGTGAGCCTTCGGCCGTTCATCTCGACGACCAGGCCTGCCAGCACTTTCGCTTCGGCGTTGAGGTAGTCCTGCAGCCGGGCTTCCGCCTGTTCCAGGGTGATGGCACTCATCGGTGATCCCTTCGCTTCAAGAGTCGGTACACGGTCGTCCGGTCGATCCCGAGTGCCGCACTCACCTGCCGCACCGGAACGCCGTTCTGCCAGGCCTTGATCGCCGCTTCCTGGCGAGCATGCCGGTCTGGATTGTGCGCCACATAAATCTGGTTCCCACCCCACTGGGCCCGGACCTCCGCTTCAATCTGGCAGGCGCACTCGATCGGAATCTCCGGATTCGCCACCATGAACCGGTCGATGATGTCGCGGACGAGATCGGTTTCAGCGGCCACGGGCCCACCCCCTGAGATTGACACCTCCCAGCGCGGGCGACTTCGGCGGCGGATTCGTCGCTGGTGTTTTCGGAACAGCGTGCGAAAGGATCGGCTCAGCCTCCGATAACCGCGCCTCTGTGGACGTCTGCCGTGCCATGCTGGCGGCCGCCACTGCCCTGCTCTCGTCGTTCTTCCGCATCATCGTCCCCTGTAACTTCAGCCCCGCCTGCTTCAAGCCTTCCAGCGCCGCGGCTGCATACACCAGACAGTCCAGCGCTTCGTTGCGAACGCCGGAGACCCGCTTCCAGATGCGCTCGGCCCCGCCGCGGGTGTTGCGTTTGATCACCCGCCGCTCGGCGCACAGCTGCTCGAAGTAGTCCTCGCGGAGGTCTTCTGCGAAAGCGATGTGCCGCGGCAGAGTGGGGTCCTTCACTGCGAACGCGGCGCGCAGTGAGTCTTTAATCGTGTCGACGCCGATCACGAACACCCGCCCGCCGCGGTGGGTGCGTGACTTGGTCTGCTTCGGCGGCCAGGCGGGATGGGATCCCTGCCGGCCTTTGATGGCCCAGATCTTCCGCGCATGGCGCACCTTGCAGAAGTCGTAAGCGGCTTGGGTGTGATGACCGCCCGAGTCAATGCAGGCGGCGCGGAGTTTCAGGGTGCGTCCGTCCTGGGTGGTGTGGATTTCCCTGAGCCATTCGTCCAGATCCAGCCAGACCTGCTCTTCGCCTGGTGGTCCCCACAACACGTTGTGATTCAAAACATAGGCCCGCTGGCCGCAGGACCAACCCACGAGCGTTGCCTCCAGCCGGTTGTCTTGGACGTCGATCCCGGCAGTCAGGACCAGCACATCGCTCGGAATGGATTCCCAGGCCTGTTTCCGTTTGGCCAACGTTTGCGCATCTGCCGTTTCCCCTTCGCGGTCTTCCCAGCATTCCCCGAGCTTGGTATTGATGAACGACTTCAGCCGTTCCGGGAAATCCTTCGCCGCCAGGAACTCCCGCGCGGCATCCGACCACGAGTACCATCCCGGCGGGGAGTAGAGACTCGATAGATGGAAGCCGATGACACCCGGCGTGGAGTGGGCCGGCGCGGTAGCCACCCACTCGCCCTGCTCCAGCATCCAGGCCTTATGGCGTTCGTGGATCAAGACGCCGCAGTCGCTGCAGGCGAGGCTCGCCGTCTCGGGTTTTCCCTCATCCCAAACGATCCGCTCCCACTTGATGACTTGTTTCGTGCCGCACTCGGGACAGGGCACGTGGTAATACCGCTGATCGGTCCGTTCAAACGCCGCCCAGATCCGGCTGATGCCGGTGATCGTTGGCGTCGAGCAGAGATAGATCTTCCGGTTCCGCTTGAACGTGCTGGTCCGGGCAATCGCCAGTTCCACTGGATCACCCTCGCCTTCGACATCGCCGGGATAGGCATCCACCTCATCCAGGAATAAGTAGCGCGCCGGCATCGAGCGCAGGCCCGTCGCACTGTTCGCGCCGGTCATCACCAGCATGCCGCCGGGGAAGTCTTTGGCGAAGAGCGTGTTCCCGGCATCCCGCGCGCGGGAGGGTGCGATCCGCTCGGAGAGGACAGGAGTGGCATCGATCATCGGCTGGATGCGCTGCTTGGACATGCGCTTGACCATCTCGACCGTGGGCTGGACCAACAGCATCGGTGCCGGGGCATGGTGAATGGCGTAGGACAGCCAGTTGTTCCCCGCTTCACTCGCGCCGATCTGGCTGCCCTTAGCGAACACCACGGTGTGATACGGGCTGCCTGTGGCCAGCGCATCCATGATGGCCCGGAGATACGGCGTCCTCGAGGTGCGCCAGGGACCGGGCTCCGCCGAGCCTTTCGCTGGAAGAATCCGATGCCGGTCGGCCCATTCCGAGACCAGCAGCACCGGTTCTGGGGTCAACGCATCCTGGATCGCGCGCTGAATGCGGGCGATGGGATCGTTTTTGGGGGCCGTTCTAATTGCCATACCCATGGAATCCCGCGTCAACGATGTGCTGGAGGGCATCCCGGATCTCGCGATCCAGTATCCGTTCGATCTTTCTCGCGTCCGACTCGGCGGCAAACACATCGGCGTAGCGTCCGGAGATTCCAAGCAGGTGTTCCTTGCAGGCCCGAGCTGCCTGGTCCACGACACGGATCACTTCGTCCACCGAGATCAACGCCCCGCTGATCTGCTTCAGTTCCAGGTCCGCCTTCTTGGCGGCGAGCACCTCCTTCTGCGCCCTGGCCTTCACCATCAGCAGGTACGCATCGGTCTTTTCGGCGTCGGGTTTCCGGCCCGCACCCAGCCTGGCACCACCCCGGCCCGAGACGAAAGGCCCCTGTTCGTCGGTCATTGCTCATTGAAAAAATTCAAACATTCCGCCAGACGCTAGACGAAAGCCGCGCGGCGCGTTCCCCGCCGACACAATCGCGTCACAGGACCCGTGATTGTTTCTCTCAGAACAACAATCATTCGAACGCGAATCTGCGCGCTCTGTCGCATTCCTGATGCTTCTTCCACTTGGAATAAGCGAACGCTTATGGATGAATGGTCCCACGATCCACCACCGGAAGAAGACGATGAACACCGAAACCCAAGCCCAAGCCCGCGCCGAATACCGCGTGCTGAACCGCGCACAGAAAACGATCCGCGAAAACTTCATGGCGGGTGACATGAGCGGGTTCGAGACACACGAGGACCTGTATCGGGCGCTTCGTGCCATGGAAGCCCGGATGTTTGAGATCACCGCGCTGTTTGCTTGAGGGAGAGCACCGATGAACGCCGACACCACCGAACTCGCCAGCGACCTGGCCGAGATCCACGAGCAGGTGACGGAGTTGCTGCAGCAGGCTGAACGCTTGCTGCGCGGTGCGCCGCATCTGACCTACCAGCGCGCGCATGGCTACTGGCTGGCGCAGATCACGATGGCCCTGTCCGACGACCACGACTACCTCGGCCGCGGCACGGTCACGATGCAGGACACGATCCGTGAGCTGGAAAACGACCGGATCGAAGCCGGCGACGAGGCGTGAGCCGCGATGAAGAACATCGACGCCCTGCTGACCCGCATCGCCCAAGAGGAACTCCTGATCGAGACGCTGGAAACCCGTTTCTCGGATCGGCTGGACTTCCACGATCTGGCGGTCTGGCAACTCCGCGAAGCGCTGAAAGCGGCTTACGAAGCCGGACGCGAGTCGGCAGAAAAGAGAACGAAGCGGACTCAACAATGAGTTCGTAAACGGAGAACACAGATGACCACCCCAACAATCCCGACCACGATGAATGAAGCCCACGGCTTCTACGGCACGATGCGCGAGCACGCTGACGCAGCGTGGAAGATCGCCCTGCCGGCGATTGCCAATGCGACTGCGACCGAGTTCGAGGCGGTACGCCTCTTTCTCGACAGCCGGCACGGACGGCACTTCGTTGATGAGGTTTGCAACCAGATGCTCGACGGATTGGCGCTTGAGCCCGCCATCCACGCCGCCATCGAGCGCTGGATGGGCTGGACGATCGGGCGAACGATTTCCCGCGATTACGGCATCCCGCGCGGACTGCCCTATCTCACAGGGTTTGTCGCCCACTGCGAGATCGTTAACGAGCTGACCTGAACCCACCCACCCAAGGACACGACCATGACCATCAAACTCACCGACACCCAGCGCGCCCTGCTCCACAGCGCGGTGCACACCAACGAGGGACGCATCACGTCCGATCTCATCAAGACGGCCATCCCGCATGTCCGGGGCGGTGCTGCGAGCCGCGTCATCACCGCGCTCGGAAGCCAGGGACTGGTCGCTTATGACGACGAGGGATGCTACGTCACCAGCGAAGGACAACGTGCCCTCTCCCCGGATCTGCCCTGCACCCAAGTCCATGGCTTCGGCAACGCTTGTCCCGAGTGCGCGATCGATCCCGACGCGGAGGTCGGCAGCGACCCGAGCGAGCCGACGACGGACAGCGCGCCACCCCGCGAACGGCGCACGCCTGAGAACACCAAGCAGGCCGAGGTGATCCGGATGCTGCAGCGTCCCGAGGGCGCGACGATCGCGCAGATTGCCGCCGAGACCGGATGGTTGCAGCATACGGTCAGAGGGTTCTTCGCCGGAGCCCTGAAGAAGCGCGGCATCCGGCTGGCGTCGACCAGGACCTCTGGTGGACGCATCTACAGAATCGATCGCACCTCCTCCTGACTCGCCTCCCATTGACCGAAGGCCACCCCACTCGTGTGGGTGGCTTTCTTCTATGTTCGGCGCTAACCCTATACGCTTGTCGTTATTAACGGGCTCCGTTAATATGGTCCCATGATCACGTCCTTTCGCGACGAGCCCACTGAGGCGATCTGGCGGGGCCAGTTCACCAAGAAGCTGCCCAACCAGATCCAGGCCATCGCACGACGCAAGTTGCGAATGGTCAATGCCGCCCAATCGCTGAGTGACTTGCGGATCCCGCCGGCCAACCGGCTCGAAGCGTTGGCGGGAGATCGGTCCGGTCAACACAGCATCCGCATCAACGACCAATGGCGGATCTGCTTTATTTGGGTCAACGGCAACGCCGAAAACGTGGAAATCTGCGACTACCACTGAGAGGGCTTTATGGAGACAATCAAGAACATTCACCCGGGCGAAGTGCTGCGCGAGGAATTTCTGCTGCCGATGGGGATCAGCCAGTACCGGCTGGCCAAACAGATCGGTGTGCCACCCGTTCGCATCAGTGAGATCTGCGCGGGTAAGCGCGGCATTACCGCCGATACCGCTCTGCGCTTGGCACGGGCCTTCGGCACCTCGTCGGGGTTCTGGCTGTCGCTGCAAGCCGAGTACGACACCGAAGAAGTGTTGCGCACCCGCGGTGATGACATCGCGCATATTCAGCCTCTCGCCGCCTGAAGATCAGAGGATTGCGATAGCGTCTCGCAGGTCGCCGTTCGACCTGTGAACAGCTCCCACCGCTTCACGATCACATCGACATACTTCGGATCGAGCACGCGACCTCCTGACTCGATACGCTCAATAAGATCGTTCCGCGAGCGCCGGCCGCACGCGACCACGTTGGGCCGGCGCGTCTCGCCCAGAAGTCGGTGGTGGGCCGGATGGTCGACCAGTGGCAAGAGGGTGTTGGACGGAGCCGCTACGCGGAGAAAGCGGGGACCTGGACCCATAGAATGTAACCTCACGCCTCCGCAAGGGGGA